ATCTATGCTGGACAAATTAACAACGCGGGGGCTATGGGGTCGCGACAAAGATAACGTGAGTTCAACGGCGACTGAGCGGCGATGGCATGAATCATTATCATGGGTCGAAAGCCCATCTACATCGGCTAACAAATTCGCAAGCACGCTGGGCGGCTTCTGTCACGGCGGATTAACTGAAGAACCAAGCGCAGTCGATACGGCTTACAAGCGTGGCTTCTTATTCCTTGGCGATCGTAACGCACCGGCTTCACGGCAACGCAACATCAACAACAGACGGCAGCGTCTGTCTCATCTGGCATGATTAAAGGATCGAACAATGGCTGGCAATAGGACGGTAACTAGATCATCACAAGGTACGCGAGTCTTTTCGACTAACAGCACGAATAGCTCGCTTACATCACCCACAGACACAACCACTGCACCGACTGCTGATAATGGAACGTCGGGATATGTGTCTACAGGCGCGGGTCAGCCTGATGGCGAAGTACATAACATCGCAGTATGCGAGTTCATAGGAACGGATGCAGCGAACGAGCAGTTTACTGTGTGGTGCTTTGGCGTATTCGTTCAGGACTTCGCTACGACGACGTACCATCACATACCATTCTGGAAACTGGATGTCACGCTAGGCAGCTTGGTAACTGGCGCCAGCGGTGAATACTACGCCGATACGATTGGCGTCAGTAAGGATTCGTCCGGTGCTACGGTACAGACCGTTGAGACTGGCGATTTCGCTAACGCCGCCGCGAGAATTTCATGGGATATTCAAGGCGCGACTATGCTATGGTTTGAAGTTGATATCGACGAACTGACAACCAATAGCACGAACGCGAATATTGTGGTGAGGTTTATCTGATGAAGATCAGGGACCGGATCATAGAATTGAAACGGGTGAAGGCAAAGGAGCTATCGCCGCATCCTTCAAACTGGCGCACGCATCCACAGAAACAACAGGACGCCATGCGCGGTGCGTTGGCCGAGATAGGCTACGCAGACGCGCTCAAGGTCAGGCAGCATAACGGTGGCTATCAGATCATTGACGGGCACTTGAGGGCAGAGACAACGCCTGAAATGGAAGTGCCCGTATTGGTTCTTGATCTTGACGAAAGCGAAACTAAGAAGATGCTCGCTACGTTTGATCCGCTGGCCGGTCTGGCTGAGGCAGACGAGGACATGCTGAAGGGGTTGGCGGCGGATATTGAGTTTGATTCGTCTGACCTGGGCGACCTGGTAAAAGGGCTATTACCTGATGATACGCCCGAGATTGTCGAAGACGACGTGCCTGGGGTGCCGACTGAGGCGGTCACGCGAACGGGTGACGTATGGAAGTGCGGGGATCATAGGGTCGTGTGTGGGGACGCGGGCAAGGTGAAGCACGACGACACGAAATGCGGCCTGTGCTTTACGTCACCGCCGTATGCGCAGCAGCGAGAATACACCAAGGCAGTTGACGTGTCGGACTGGGACGGGCTCATGCAGTCCGTGTTCGGAAATCTTCCGATGGCTGATGATGGGCAAGTGCTCGTCAACCTCGGACTGATTCATCGTGATGGCGAGTGGATGCCGTATTGGGATTCATGGATCGAGTGGATGCGGTCGCAGGGGTGGCGGCGGTTCGGGTGGTATGTCTGGGATCAGGGTTTTGGTCTGCCGGGGGATTGGAGCGGAAGGTTTGCACCATCGCATGAGTGGGTGTTTCACTTCAACAAGGGCTCGAAGCGACCCGCCAAGTGGACAGACAAACAACCAGAGAACATTAAGCCGCGCAATAAGGGCGAGTCGACGATGCGGAAGGCAGACGGATCGACTGCACCATTCACGAACCCAGCAGCAAGCGGCCAAAAGACGAAGATCCCCGACTCGGTTGTGAGGGTTGGCCGACAGGTTGGGAGCAACGGACATCCAGCACAGTTCCCGGTTGCCTTTCCTGCGGCGTTTGTTTTGTCGTGGCCAGGCAGTGTCTGCGACCCATTCCTAGGCTCAGGCACCACCCTCATAGCCGCCGAGCAACTGGGCCGACGCTGCTATGGAATAGAGATTGAGCCCAAGTATGTCGATGTAACGCTGAGGCGGTGGATGAACTTGACTAACGACTCGCCGGCGCGCGAATCGGACGGGGCTAAGTTTAGCGATTTGCAAACGTCTGAACGTCTTATTGGGAACTGACGACAATGCCAGCTACACAAAGTGAAGTTTATCCAGGGCCAACGGCAGAACAAGATTCTGGAAATCAGCTAATGGGGCACGAATGAGCAAGGACAACGGAACAAACGGGACCAACGGGACCAACGGCAGAAACGGCCACAACGGCAAGGCTGCCAAGCAGCGTAAGGCAGGGAAGGGCGTGTCGCCCATCAGCGGCGTCGCCCCGCCTGTTGAGTACCAATGGAAGCCAGGGCAATCGGGCAACCCCAACGGGATGCCAAAGGGCAAGCGGTCCAGCGTCGGTCAGCTCCACAAGATCCTCGACAAAGAGGTGCAGGGCAAAGACATGGCCGAGGCTATGGCCCGCATTGCCTACCAGCGAGCATTGCAGGGCGACTTCAAGTTCTGGGACGCCATCGTTGACCGGATCGACGGCAAGGTCGCGGACAAGCTCGAGGCGAAGCTGACCAGCGTGGCCAAGGCGGTGCCCGCGAAGATATTGGACGACGTACTCAATGCCGATAGACGTTCTAGAAACAACGGCCACAACGGCCAGTGATCGTCCCTACAAGCCGCGGGGGGTAGCCGATCGGCTTTTCCAATGCGACGCGCCGGAGGTGTTGCTAGAGGGACCGGCGGGCACAGGCAAGTCGCGGGCAGCGCTTGAGAAGGTGCTGCTGTATTGTATGCATTGGGACGGCTGCCGGGTGCTGCTCATGCGCCAGACGCGCGAGAGTATGAGCGAATCGGTCCTGGTCACGTTCGAGAAGAAGGTGGTGCCAGAAGGCCACCCGATCCTAGGCGGTGCCAGCAGGCGGTTCCGACAGGTCTATGACTTCCCGAACGGCTCCACTATCGTGGTCGGCGGCCTCGACAAGCCCGACAAGATCATGAGCACCGACTACGACCTGGTGGTGGTATTCGAGGCGACCGAAATATCACAGGACGCGTGGGAGAAGCTGACGACCCGCTTGCGCAACGGCGTGCTGCCCTTCCAGCAGGCCATCGCAGATTGTAACCCAGGGGCGTCCACGCACTGGCTGAACCAACGAGCCAACGACGGCCAGATGGTACGGCTCCTGTCACGACATGAGGACAACCCAGAGCTGCACGATGGCCGCGGATGGACACGCAACGGCGCCCGGTACATTGACAAGCTCGAGCGGCTTGGCGGTCATCGACGCGAGCGGCTACGGTTCGGGCGATGGGCGACGGCTGAAGGGCTGGTCTATTCATCCTGGGACGCCGCGGTCAATCTGGTGGAATCCTTCACAATACCGAACGACTGGCGACGCATCCGCGTTATCGACTTCGGATTCGTCAACCCCTTCGTCTGCCAGTGGTGGGCAATCGACCACGACGGCCGCATGTACATGTACCGAGAAATCTACAGAACGAAGCAGCTAGTACGCGACATGGCCCACGCGATCAACCGGTGGGACGAGCGGATCGAGGCCACGATCGCAGACCACGACGCCGAGGACCGCGCAACGCTTGCCGCGGAGGGCATCGAAACGATCGCGGCGAACAAGTCGGTGCTGCCAGGCATCGAGAGCGTGGCGGCGAGGATACGGCCAGAGGACGACGACAAACCCCGGCTATACATACTCAGCGACACGCTAGTCGAGCGGGACCAAGAACTGGCCGAGCAGAAAAAGCCATGCGGCACTGCCGAGGAGTTGGACGGCTACGCCTGGCACTCAGCACCGAGCGGCAAACTGGCGAAGGACCAGCCGGTCAAGATCGACGATCACGGAATGGACGCCATGAGATACGCGGTCGCCTACGTTGACGGCATCGGCGCGCAGAACCTCGAGGTGCGGATCTTCGGCGGCGGCGGCGTTGACCTTGACGGCTTCGACGATAACAACGACGACGACGGCTTGTGGGTCGGGCGATAGCCGACTGCCACAACTTGAACATGGGGCGAACCATTGCAGATAACAGACACTCACCCGCTGCTCCTGGACAATCTGGCCAAGGCCCAAACGACACCAGACAAGTGGCTCGATTCGACCGTCCACCTGATGCCAGGCGCGGGCGTGCTTGGCTCGCGGGAGCATCCGTTCAGATACGACCGGGCCATCGACTTATACAACTCATGGGTGTATGCGGCCATAAACCTCAACGCTACGGCGATCGCATCGCTGCCGCTCAAGCTGTTCGCCAAGCGACGCAGCACGACCAAACTATGCGAAACCAGGGCGGCGAGCCGTCGCACGCTGGCCTACCTGAACGGCGACCAGCAGCACAGCGCTATCGGCGCTATCAGGCCGCACCGCGACACGATGCGGAAGATAAACGACCTGGGCGGCGATTTTGTGGAGGTCATCGGGTCGCATCCGCTTATGTCCGTGCTCCACGACGCCAACTATTGGTACAACGGCTTCGACC